GCCGGTAACGGTGGCCGTATCAGGCTTCCCCCAGTCGTAAAAGCCCGTCTCGAGCTTGCTGTTGGCGATCCGGTCGGAGACAGCCTTGCTGTTTTCGTAGTTCACCGCCTTGACCTGGAGCGCGAACCCCTCGCTTCCGACTACGTTTTTGCGCACGGCTCGAAGGTACGCCTTGGCGAACTCGGAGTTCTGCGACAGATCCCGCGCACGGGATCGCACGGCGGACATCCCCGAGCGGATGTCGTTGTCGATGCTTGTGGCGGTTGTGAGCCAATCGCCCGAGAGCCGGTTCATGCTGGCTGCGGCGTAGGCTCGTCTTTGGCCCCGGGGAATATCGGATCGGTGGACGTATCCGCAGTCCCGCAGGAATTGCCGGACGATTCCCATCAGGCGTTACCGATTTGGGCACGTACGATCCTACTCACTCCGTTTGCCTCATCCTGCTCGTCTTTGACCTCGCGCATATACTTCGCCCGGAGCGCCAACAGGTCCTTGCTGCTCTTGTATTCGATGGTCCGCCCGTTAATCGTCATAGAGGCGACACCGTTGGCCGCAAGACTCTCAAGCGTTGCCTCGATCGCCGCCAGCATCGTCGTCGCGTGAGACATGTTTCCTCCTTACCAGCGGGTTGGAGACCAGCCGCCGCGAGGCCTTTGAGGCCAGCGGGGCGTCGCTGGGACCGGAATCTCTCCTGGGTTCCCCGGGTCGGAAGTCTCTTCTGTCGCGGCTTTTTCGGCCTGCGTCTCCATCCGATGCGCGATTCGCTGCGCGATCCGCTCTAAGTTCGCATTCAGCGATGCGTAAGCGGCGAAGGCGTACACGGCGCAATCAAGCGCTTCGTTCCTCGCTCGGATTTGCTTCCAGACCCGGGTCGGGATCCCCTTTACATGCTTGGTCATCAACTTCTCGGCGGTTAACTGTTTGAACCACTCGTCGTCCACATCCCGTGGGAAATGGATGTACCCGGGGCCGAACTCCGACAACCCCAACCGGGAGAAGAGCAGCCCCTTCGCCGTATCCGTCCCGACGATCCCTAAGACCACCTTCGCCCGAGTGCGACGGGGGGTAAGTTTAAGCAGCGGCAAGCCCGCCCCGGACCGACCGATGATCGGCCAGATGCGGCGGGATTCGCGCTTCCTGCAGAAGTCGTAGACCTGCTGAGTGGCGTGGCCCCCGGAGTCCACACACGCCGAGGCAATCCGCAGGGCTGTACCCGTGGAATGGGGGTAGACCCTTAAGAGCCAGTCATCTAAATCCCGCCAGACCTGCAAAGAGGTCTCTGGGTTTCCGCGAAATACCGAATGGCGTATGACCCACGACTCCTCTCCTATCCCAAAACCCCACGCAGTGGCCTCGATGCGATCGCCTTGAATATCCACACCTGCGGTGAGGAGCAAAATCCCCTCTGGCAGAGGATCCCCGATCCCGTAATCCTCCCGGCGGCCGCCAAGGGCGGCGTCGTCAACGGTGATTCCTTCCTCTTCCCAGGTCTCGCCAAGGGAGGTGTTGACCCACACCCGTAGCGTCTCGGGCCGCTTCTTCGCCTCGAGGAAGTTCTCAACGATGTTTTTCCACGACGACCACGGGGAATACAACTCGTTGATGTGAAACCCGGCCGTGTGCTTGATCCACGGGCGGGCGATCACCCAACGGCCGTTGCGGATCATCCGGTGCTTGTCGCCCTCGGTGAGCTGCGCTCGGCAATGTTCACATTCGTACCTGACCCCTTCGGGGTTCCCTTTTTCGCTCTTCTCCCACTTGATATGCCCCCACTGCAGCGTCTGGTAGCTACCGCATACGGGACAGGGAACCTCGTATTGCCGCTGATCCGACTCCTCCCAGGCTTGCTCGATCCGAGAGGCACCCTTGGTCGTAGGCGTCGAGGTCAGGATCACCTTCCGATTCCAGAAGGTGGTCGATCGCTTAATCGCGAGTTTTACCGGATCGCCTTCCGTACCGGCAGACGGTGGGAACCGATCCACCTCGTCCAGCAGCACCAGCCGCACCGGCCTGGACGCCAGCGACGCCGCGGAGTTCGCGCCGGCCATCGCGATCTGGCCACCCGGGAACTGCTTCTGGCGGAGCGTGTTCCCCGAATCGCGGCTGCGAGGGTCTTTCACAAGGCCCTTCAAGACCGGCGTATCTCGAAGCATCGGAGCCAGCCGGTCCTTGCTCCACGTCTCGGCCATCTCGATCGTCGGTTGAACCAGCAGGATCGGAGCCGGGTCCTGATGAATGTGGAACCCGATCACGTTGTTGATGATCTCGGTCTTCCCCACCTGTGCTGACGACATGACAATCACGGTTTCAATGGATGGGTCCGAGAACGCATCCATCATCCCGCGCTGGTATTCCGCCCGGGAGGTAAACCACTGCCCGGGCTCGGCACTACTTTCGGGGCTTAACTTTCGATACCGATCTGCCCACTGGCTGACGTTCAGCTTCGGAGGCGGCTTCACCAGCCACGCCGTCTCCTTCTTCAGCTTCGAAATCGCTCTCTGTACTTCCGGAGTAATCTGCACGGCTGAGTTCATCGAGTGCTTCCATGGTCATTTGCTCCAAAATCCCCTCGATCTCGGAGATTGAATTCACTCCAACGATCTGCGGGGGGGCTTTCTTGGGGATGGATAAGGATCTGGCTCGAAACGCCATCGCCATCTCGCCCCAAGCACGGCCTACGACCGCCTTCGGGATCAACTCCCCGCGGACTTTATCGTTCTCCATCTCCTGCGCCTCGGCTTGCGCTTTGATGAGCCTCGCCCGGCACGTCCGGGCGGCGTCCTCCGGCAGCGCACCCACTCCGATGGCACGGTCCCGCAGGTACCGGATGTACCCTCGCACCGCGGGAACCAGCTCGTATCGGCCCTTCTCCGCCCGGGGGATCACTCCTTCGTTGGCGAGTTGATACACTCGCCGGGGGGATAGGTCGAGCAACTTGGAGATCACCGCTACCGGATAGGTTTGGGTTGCCATTTATACCTTCCGACGGACGATCAGCGACCCCCACCCCCCGAGATTGGGCCCGGGTCCAACCACCCTCCATCCTTCCGTGAGATAGCGCTTGAGGTCGGATGGGAGGATGTACTTAAACAGCCACGCGCTCGCCACGCGGGACCCTCTCGGGTTTCTTGCCAGTGAAGTTCTCGTAACGTTGCGCGATGACGTCGCAGTACGGTGGGTCGATCTCCATGAGGAAGGACTTTCGGCCGGTCTGTTCCGCGGCGATCAGCGTCGATCCACTCCCGCCGAAGAGGTCCAGGACGTTTTCACCGGGCCTCGAGGAGTACTGCATCGCCCGGGCCGCCAACTCCACCGGCTTCTCGGTCAGATGGACCATGCTCTGCGGATTGACCTTCTTCACCGACCATACGTCGGTTGCGTTGGTGGGGCCCAGCCAGTGGTGTGCGGCGCCTTCCTTCCAACCGTAGAAGCAGTTGTGGGTCACCAAACCGTCCGCGATGTAATGACCATACCGCTCGACATCCATCGAGTAGACGTTCCCGTCGAACGTAGAACGATCAATCGCGCTGATGGGTTGCCACCGCGCTTCCTGCCCACGCTCCGGTGCCGGAACCATCATGACCTCGGGCAACAGGTTGCAGGCCCGCATCATCAACGACGTGCGACGACCTATCTTCGGACGAGTGCTCGCGATGCGGAGGAACGGATGCTCTACGGACCGGCCATGATCGGCCAGCAGGCGAACCGCGTTCTCGTACATCCGCTTCAGATCCAGCCGCTCGTAGATTTGACCGATGTCGGCGATCGTTCGCCTGGACGCGTAGGTCTCCGACCACGTCACCGTCGGGATGCCGTAGTTGGCCAGGACCAATTGCTCTGCAATGGTGGCGTCAAGGTTCGTCGAGTGCACCGAAAGAATCCACGCTTCCTCGCCGCCCTCGGTCTTGAGCCGGTGCTTCACACCGAAACCCCACGTCGAGAGAAGCTTGGACTTACCAACCCTCCACCAGTCGCCACGCCGCATCAGGTAAACGCACCAAGACGATGCTGCTGCAGGCGAGAGTTTCACGCTCCACAGGTGGCCGGAAGTACACCATGTCATCCGTTTACCGGCACGGACGCCGTACATTGCCCCACGATAGGGTCGCGACGTAGTACGTACTGGCAGGCCCTGGCGTAGACCCACCATCGCATGATGGTTGCGGCTGTAGCTGACCACCCGATCCCCGTCGCGCAAGCTGCTGATGGGACCATTTCCATCCGGGGTCTGGACCTGTGTCTCCGCCGGCTGACACCATTCATGATTGCCCATGAAATCCTTGCGCGTTAAGACCGGGTGCTCCTTTACCCAGATGATCGCCTGGGCGAAGTAGAGCTTGTGCTCCTTCAAGACCGGCGGATAGTTCCCGCAGTTGGCGTAGCCGCCCCAGATGTAGAATCCCCGTCCGGGCTCCAGCACCCGGGTGATATTCCCAAACCACGCCTGAAGGAGTTTCTCGAACGCCTCGTCGGAGACGAAGTCGTTCATCAGCGGGCGGTCCTTCGGGCGCATCTTCTTGGTGGTCGGCTTGTCCTTCCCCGGATGGAGCGCGAGATCCAGGCTCTGGTGATGCGTCTTCGTAAACGAACTGTTGCCGGCAGCGATCGCGTTGTTGCTCCGGGGCTCGACCTTCACGTTGTACGGCGGGTCGGTGTTGACGAGGTGAATCGTCGCCCCGCCCAACAGGTAATCGACGTCCGCCACACTACTGCTATCCCCACACAGAAGCCGATGGTCGCCTAAGACCCACAGGTCGCCCGGCTGCGTGATCGCATCGTCGGGAGGCTCGGGCACCTCGTCGGGATCGGTTAATCCCGCCGTCCCTA